AATTGAGGATTTAAATAAAGATATGTTTGATCTTCCAAATCCAGATGTAAATACCATAAATGATAAGTTGCTTCTTATAAATAATTTAGAATAAATTAATCAAACATTAATCACATTAACAAAAGTAATCACTAAATTAATTAAATAATTATGGCACAAAGCGTACTAGTGTAAATAAATGTCCATCTTTGTATAAATACATAAAACATGGAAACAAAGAGAGAGTATTATTTATATAGACATATTAGATTGGATACAAATGAACCTTTTTATATTGGTATAGGGACAATTATTATTTCTAAATATAAAATAACAACAGATGAAAGAAAATATAAAAGAGCATATTGTATAGCCAAACGCAGTAAATTTTGGAAAAATATTATTAACAAAACAAAATATACTGTTGAAATATTGTTTGTGTCAAATGATAAAACTTTCATTGAAAATAAAGAAATTGAGTTTATTAAACTGTATGGTAGAAAAGATATTAATACAGGTAGTTTAGTAAATCATAACATGGGTGGTTTAGGCTTAAATGGAAAAAAACTTACTATAGAGCATAAAGCTAAAATTAGAAAAGCAGCATTTGGTAATACTAATATGCTTGGAAAAAAACATAGTGAAGAAACAAAAAAGCTTATATCAATTGCTCATAAAGGAAAATCTATTTCTAAAGAACATAAAGAAATATTAAAAAAAAGAATGTCTGGTATAAATAATCATAGGGCAATGTTTACTGAAAAAGATATACTTAAAATACGTAGTTTATATGCTGATAAAAATATTAAAATTACTCAGCAAAAACTAGCAAATATGTACAAAACTGATCAAGGATCAATAAGTGCAATTGTAAATAAAAAAAAGTGGAAAATAAATAATTAATTTTAAAACAAAAAATTTTGGCACAATCAATTCTTATTATTGCTGATTCGGGTACAGGTAAATCAACAGCAATTAGACATCTAAATCCAGATGAAACTTTTATAATTAATGTTGCAAACAAACCATTACCTTTTAAAGGTTGGAAAGGAATGTATACACCTATTACAAAAGATAATCCAAAAGGTAATCTTGCATCATCTTCTTCTACACCAGGAGTGATTAAAGCTATTTTACATGTTAATGAAAAAATGCCACACATTAAAACTTTGGTTGTGGATGATTGGCAGTATATGAGTTCTTTTGAATATTTTGATAGAGCAAATGAAAAAGGTTATGAGAAATTTACTCAAATTGCAGCAAATTTAGCTCAGGTAGCTAAATTACCTAAAGATTTGAGAGATGATTTAACTGTATTCTTTTTAACTCATTCAGAAGATGCAACTGATATTAATGGAAATAGAAAAATTAAAGCAAAAACAATTGGTAAAATGATTGATAATACCTTAACTTTGGAAGGTTTATTTTCAATAGTTCTTTTTGGTAAAGTAAATAAAAATGATGATGGTGTACTTGTCTATGGTTTTGAAACACAAAATTCAGGAGAAAACACATGTAAATCACCACAAGGTATGTTTGAAGATTTCTTCATTCCAAACAACCTGCAGTATGTTAAAGACTGTATTAAAAAATATGAAGAGTAATAAATAAAAATCAATTAATTAAAAACAATTATGTTAAGTACTAAAGACATGTCAGCCTCTTCAGGCAAAGAAAAACCAGTAGTTGGAACAGGAAATCACAAAGTAAAAATCAATTCAATTAGTTTTGATAAAACACCTTATGATGCAAATGCATATAACATTATGTTACATGTAGAAACAGAACCTGTAACAGGAGATTTTCAAGGATTTTTGAAGGATATAAATAAACCAGATGGTGCACGCTATGAAGGTCAAGTAGGTAGAGTTAGATATTCTCCATATCCATATAAAGATACTACATTACCAGGCGGAAAAGAAATCAGTAGAGATACTGAAGTTATGAAAGCAATGATATTTTTAGCTGAAGCTTTAGATAAAAGAGCTGGATTAGATGCTATTCAAGCTAGTACAATTGAAGACTTCATGGTTAAATGTAATTCATTGTTATCAGGTCCAACATATGTAAATATGTGTCTTGGTGCGCGTGAATGGGAAAATGCTGAAGGTTATGTAAATAATGATCTTTATTTACCTAAAATTAGCAAAGATGGTGTACCTGTGGAAGCATTGAATGTTGAAAAATCTAAATTATTAATTTTTGATAACAATAATTCTAATCATTTAAGAAAAGTGGAGAAAAAAAATTCACCTACAACAAGTCAGTTTGAACCTAGTTCTACTGCTTCTGGTGATGATTTTGATTTATAATAACCAACTTAATTATGGGGTTGACTAAAATATGTCAGCCCCATTTTTATTTACATTCTTAATATGTTTAACACAAAAAATTTAGTATTAGAAGAAACAGATGTTCCAAGCTATTGGGTGTTTCAATATTATTTAAACTTATCAGAACCCTTAACAGGTCAGGATGTAAAAATTAAATCAATCTTTAATCCTAATGACAAAACTCCTAGCTTTTGTATATACGTAGATAAATCTATTAGTATGTATAAATTTAAGGACTTTTCAACTGGTAAAAACGGTAGCAAAATAGATTTAATTAAACTTATGTTTAATTTAGAATATAGAGATGCTGTTAGAAAAATAGTAGATGATTATAACTCTTATGTCAAAACAACTGATTTTGAACAAGTATCTTTTAAAGTTCAAGCAAAATGGAAAATAGATTTTGTACACACTAGACAATGGACTGAAAATGATGGTAGATATTGGTTAAACTTTAGAATAGGATTAAACCTATTGAAAGAATATAATGTAAAACCTATTGAGTATTACAATTTAATTAAAGAAGAAAAAAGTGAAGTTAACAAGTTAAAAATTGAAGGACATTCTATTTATGGATATTTTGATAAAAATGATGAATTGTATAAAATATATCAACCATCAAGCAAACATAAATTTCATAAAGTAAAATCATATCTTCAAGGATTTGATCAATTGACTTACACTCAACCTTATTTAGTAATTTGTTCATCATTAAAAGATGCTTTATGCCTTAAAAGTATTGGTTATAACATTGAAGTATTAGCACCGGATAGTGAAAACACAATCATAAAACCCCATGTTATTGAGCATTTAAAAAAAAAATATAAGAAAGTAGTCACATTCTTTGATAATGATACTGCAGGTAGTCTAGCAATTAATAAGTATAAAACCTTATATGATCTAGATGGTTTTGCTTTACCTTTATCTAAAGATATCAGTGATTCTATGCGAGAACATGGTTTTGATATTGTACATCAAACACTAAAACCTTTATTTAAAGAAATTTTAAACAAATAAAAAAATGAAATGGTTCATACCGGGCTCAGTCCCAAGTAGTAAAAATGGTAGAAGATGGACCGGCAAGTATTTTATAGCAAGTAAAACTGTTGTAAATTATAGAAAAATAGCTAAAGATTATTATGCATTATATGCAAAAGAGTTTAAAGCTGAATTAGCTAAACATCAACAACCCATAAGTATTCAATTTACATTTATCAGAGGTAGTAAACATAAGTTTGATTATATTAATCCCGCACAAACAGTGCAAGATGATATGGTTACATTTGGTTGGATTGAAGATGATAATGCTGACTGTATATTACCTGTATTTGTAGAGTACAAATATGACAAAATTAATCCTGGAGTAATTATAGAAATTTTACCAAATGGCAAGCATAACAATTAAAGAGTTTTTTTTATTACGTAAAATGTTTATGGGTTTAGATGAAGACTTTCAATTGGCTTTAGAAAACTACAAAAATTTAAATTTTGATGACAAAGATGTTTTAGATATGTTATTTACTAAATCAATGACATTTGAAAAAAGAACAAGATTTATTATAGCAATTGATAAAACTTATACATCAGAAGAATTAGTTGGTAAAAACATTAACTCTGTAATAAAAAATGCTGGAGATTATATTATTTACAAAAAAATATTATTAAAAATATTATATCCACAGAAATGATAAATATACAAGATGGTGTTGCAAGAACCACCAAAACTTTAATTTTAGATGAGCCCTTTTACGGGCTTTTTTTAATTGGTATAAATAAACAATTCAGTGACCGTATACCTACAGCAGGTGTAAGCAAACACGGAATTGGTATGCAGTTAACAATTAACCCAAATTTTTTCACTGAGTTAAGTGAATTACATAAAGTTGGATTGATTAAGCATGAATTATTACACATAGCATTTGGACATTTATTATTGAGAGATTTGTATTCTGATCACAAGTTATTTAATATAGCCGCAGATCTAGAGATCAATCAATACATTAGTTCAAATATGCTACCAGACGGTGGATTATTACTAAGTAGTTTTCCTGAATTAAATCTTCCTACAAAAGCAGGGACTAAAGTCTATTATGAATTATTAGAACAAGCTAAAGAAGATGGAACATCTCCTTCATTAGATTCATTAATGGATCAAATGGATGGTGAATCAGAGTATTGCCATAGCACATGGAAAGAATTTGATGAGTTACCTGAAGCTGATAAAAAACTTGTTCAGAAACAAATAGATCATCAGTTAAAAGAGGCTGCAGAACAAACTGTTAAAAAACAGGGAAATGTTCCTGGTGAATTAAGTGAATTAATTGCAAAGTTATTTCATGTTGAGCCAGCCAAATTTGATTGGAAAGCTTACTTAAGAAGATTTGTTGGAAATTCATCTGTAGTATATACTAAAAAGCTGAGACGTAAATACAATAAAAGATATGCAGAAAACCCAGGACTAAAGATTAAATTTAAAAATCATATTCTTGTTGGTATTGACACATCCGGATCTGTAAATACATCAGAGCTTAAAGAATTTTACAATGAATTGCATCACATGAATAAAACTGGCCACAAAATTACAGTAGCGCAGTGTGATACAAGACTTAATTCTGTAGAAGAGTTTAATCCAAAAAAAGATTGGGCTATACATGGTCGTGGAGGCACCTCATTTCAACCTGTAATTGACCACTATAATCAAAAGAAGTGTTATACAGCACTAATATATTTGACAGATGGTGAAGCATATGCTCCATCAGGTTGTCCAAAAAATGCCTTATGGGTATTGAGTAGTATATCTAATATGAATGAAGAGTTACCAGGAAAAGTAATAAAACTAAATTAATTAAAAAAATGGCACAAGTAAATTTAAACGTAACAGAATTAAAAGGGTTTGTAAATCACATTATTACAAACAATAGATTTTTACAAGCACAAGGTAAACAATCTGTATCAGTAGAGGTACTGGGAGAATCAGGAATTGGTAAAACATCTACCATTGTTGAGCTAGCTAAAGAAAACAACTTAAACTTTGTTAAGGTTAACCTTGCACAGATAGAAGAGTTGGGTGACTTAGTAGGATTTCCAGTACGTCAATTTCAAATGTATAAAGAAACAAGAGTTTCAGAGCCTAAAATAGATGATTTATCCTATACTGCAGCACAAAGATCAGCTGCATCATCAGACCTTGCTAATATCCAAACAGCAGTAACCAAAAAAGTTGGTTTATGGGTTGATGAACTTGCAGTTCAAGAATATCTAAAGACTGGATATAAAATGACAGGTAAGAACAGGATGTCTTATTGTCCACCTGAGTGGATTGCTGACAAAAAAGATGGTGGTATCTTATTACTAGATGACTGGAATAGAGCTGACACAAGATTTATTCAAGCAGTAATGGAGTTAATAGATAGACAAACATATATCTCTTGGGTATTACCAAAAGATTGGCACATTATCTTAACAGCAAATCCAGACAATGGTGAGTATATGGTAAACTCAGTGGATGCTGCACAAAAAACAAGATATGTTACTGCAAACCTTAAGTTTGATGTTAATGTATGGGCACAATGGGCAGAAGAAGCTGGTATTGACTCAAGATGTATCAACTTTTTGTTGTTACACCCAGAGTTAGTTACTCTAGAAACAAATGCAAGATCTATTACAACATTCTTCAATGCTATATCTAGCTTTGATAATTTTGAATCAAACTTATCATTAATTCAAATGATTGGTGAAGGTTCTGTAGGAGATACATTTGCTTCTATGTTTACTACATTTATTAATAACAAACTGGACAAACTGGTAACACCTAAAGATTTGTTGACTCATGATAATGAATCATATATCTTAGGTGAGTTAAGAGGTTGTATTGGTAAAGATGATACATACCGTGCTGATATTGCTGCTACATTAGCAACAAGGTTAGCTAACTACTCAGTTGTTTATAGTAAAGAGAATACTGTAGGACAAAAAGTTACTGATAGATTGATCTCTCTTTGTACTAAAGATTATTTTACTAATGATCTTAAGTATTTAATTGTACGTACAATCTTTAACGGTAACAAACAAAAGTTTAACAAAATGATGATGGATGCTAATATCATCAAAATGACAATGAAATAAGATGGCAAATAAATCAGTTTATCAATCATATGATACTGCTGCTTTAAATCATTTTGGATTAGATAGTGCCCCATATTATGGGGTGCTATCATCCAATGTGATAGAAGAAGTATTAGTCACTCAAGATGAAACAACATTTTTAAAAATACGTGATATATTAACAAATAGTACTGAAAATAGTACAACTTTTAAAACCAAAAAGAAAGCATTTGTATTACCAAAATGTGATATTTCATTAGATAGAATTAAATCTGCTTTAAAAGAACATGGTATAAGTGTAACCAATGATTATGAATTAGCCGATTTAATTATTACCCATGATAATATTTATGAAAGATTTGAAAATGGTGAAAATATTAAGTCAACTACATTAATGGCTAAGTTATGGAACTACCAAACTCTTAAAGAAACAAATGGTTCACTCTTAGCTGTAGATCGTTATTCAGGAGATGTAATTTATGATAGTAATTTAGGAAGTAATGTAAGATATTATGACTGTACTACCGGTGAATCATTATATGATGAATGGATGATTACAGGTATGGCCGTAAATCTTGCACATAAAATTGATGCAGGCTTAGTTGGAACAATTGATGCAGATACTGTTATCTATGAATCAGCTAACAAACAAGTTTTAGATGAAACACTATTAGAAGATATACAAAAGTATTTGTCATCTTATAGTGGTGAAGATAGAGCTATAGCTGCTAAAGTTATTCCTACAATTGATTACCAACAAAATTATCATTTATTATGGCAGTTTGCTCAAGATGCAGAATATTCTATGCGCCATTTTAATAGAGACAAAGATGTTCAGTATTGGTTGGAACAATCTAATTTTAACAAATTCTCTAGAAAAAGTGCACATGATATGATTCTTTGGTTAGAAGTAAATGAAAAACTTAATTCAACAAATTTTAAATATTTAGAATCAATTGTAAGAAAAGAAATTCATATCAGTAACAGAGACATGTATGTATTTAAAGTACAAGTAAAACCAGAATATTTAAAATACTTAAAATAAAAAAAATGACAAAAAAACACTATAACTTAAACATAAAAATTTCAGCTGAACATTTAACTTGGTCTAATGGAAAAGAAAGATTGGGTATTGATTGTTTTGATTTAAAAGAAAATGGTTATTATGTAGGTAGAGCTGAAAGTTGGTATCCTAATGAAAAAGAACTTGCTTCATTAAATATATTATCTACAGATAAAGCAATTAATTTGCAAGATAAAAAAATATATAGATATCCAAATCTAGAATTACCAAGACAAAAAGTTGATTTGCTAAAAACAAAATTTAATGTAAAAATCATTAGAGATG